TCACTGTTGCCTAACGTATCTCCCGCCGCGTTCTGACCGCCATAATAACAACGGGTCGCATCAGGGTAGATTTCGTTGATTGTCTCGATAGCACCGCTCGAAGAATTCTCATTGTAAAGACCCGCCGCTGCCGTCACCAGGTCGTTTTCAAGTGCTTCGGACACCCATTCGCCTAAATCCTGTTTGCCGTCTTCGCGTATATTCGTTGATGTCAATTGTTCGCTTAATTTACCGGCTGAAACGTAAGAATGTGCCCTTTCGTGAACTGTAAGAGACATATTCCGTCTTTTCAGACGTTCTTCATTGCCGGTCGTATTGCCGTCGTCACCGACACCGGCACCACTCATCGGGTCTCTGGACTGGAATATAATCGTCCCGCCCTTTCTTGTGGTGAGGTCGGTGTTCACGTGAATCAGACTGTTTTTGTCTTTACCCATCATTCCGGTAAAGAACATATTCTGCAGGCCGTAAACAAATACGGCCTGAGACCAGACAGTCTGGGCACGTGGGTCGGCAAACGCAAAACTCGTTGTTGCCATTTTGTGCTCCCTTATTTGGGAGCAAATCGTTTACAGTTGTGCCGCCGCAATGGTCTGCGGGTCGGCGGAAATACTGTCAAGTATCTCCTGCCGTGTAGGCACTTTTGCTTTTTCTGCTTCCGATTTGCTCTGTTTCTTTTCGGGAGCAGTGCTGGTATTGGGTTCAGGTTTTTTGTTGCGTGCTAAAGCCGCCTGTGCTTTTTCATAAGCAATCTCACCGAAATTGTCACCGGCCCTGGTTATGTCAAGAAGCTCACCCTGCGTCAACAACCCGTCGGCAGCCTGTACAACCTGCGACCAGTCAGGGTATATAGTCATCGCCTTGTGCGCCGAGGCTGTTTGTTTGGCTGCAAGCTCCTCGCGGGCCGCCTTCTCGGCCTTTTGATTGGCAACCTGCTGATTGTATATGTCATTTGCCTTAATGACTTTCGGTGATATTGTCATATCTTCCTCGTCAATACCCATTGCCGCCTGCCGCTCAATCTCTAAGTCAAGCGGCGATTTTGCCGATGCGGGGGCCTGTCTTGTCTGCTGCTCTCTTAATGCGGCCAGTTCGCCTTCGGCCCGTGCTCGTGCTATTTCCGCCTGCTGTGCACGTTGTCGCAAAGCAGCGTGCTTGGCTATGGGTACACCTTGTTCCAGCTCATCAGCCGGGGAAGTTTCCTCGTCGGCAGCCAAAGCGTCAATATCGTCTTGCTGTTGCGCCGAACCTGAATCTGCTTCAACCTGTTCACTGCTCTTCTGTTCTTCTTCCGCCATTACGAAACTCCTTTATCCCGGCTGAGTAAGCCGTAAAACCTGTGAACCCCACAGTTGGGGACAATTTTTTGCCGAAATTGCCAAAACGTGTACCTACGAAACGCTCGTAGTCAACTTAACTGGCTTTGCCACTGTGCCATACAGCTAAATTTTCACATCCTTCCGTTTTATTAACTGCGAATATCTCGTTATCTCGGCGGGACTCGGCTGCTCTATCGCCCTTGTCTTTTTCATACCGAGCGCTATACGGGCTATGAAAGCCCTTTCCTCGTCGTTCAAAGGTATATTGGCAAGACTTGCCTGTTTCCGCTCTATCTCTTTCGCCATTTTCAAGTTAGCCCTGTCGACCTGTTCCTTACGAACCTTGTCCGCCGTTACCTCACTGTCTGTTTTTGACTGTCCCATATTCGTCTCCGTTTACTCTGTAATTATACTGCTTTTCGGTGTAATAATTCTCTCCGGCGGCCTGACTTCCGGCGTTCTGATGGTGACTGTATTGTTATCGGGGTCAAACGAAATTAAGGTCTTGTCGTTGCGTTTAAGTTTCCCGAAATTATCCAGTGATTTCAGCGAAACCGTTAATGACCCGCCGACCTTGTGTAAAAGCAATATCATAAACGCCTCGACCCATTCCGGTTTGGGTGTAATAGCCGCTTTTGTCGACCGTCTTTTATCTTTCATTCTGCTCCTCCAGCTTCTCCACGCGTTCGATAAGCCCCTGCTTGTGTATTACCTGCTCGTTGTTGGGGTCTTTCGCGTCAATCCCGTACAAAATGCTCTGCTGCTGATTTATCAAATTGGTTTGCGCGTAATCAAGCCGTGCCTTGTTGTCGGAACCGAACAGCTTCTGATAATTGGGCGGCAATTCGCCCTGCCCCCACCTAACAGACTGGGTCTCTTGACAGCCGCAGACCGCCGCCAAAATTACAATCACCAAACACATTCCCGCAATTTTACTCATTTTCTGTCTCCTTTTTTTCTAAAGATTCTGTCGTAATTATTACGGTAATTTCTTATCGCTTCCCGCGTTCTTTTGCCCTCGAACTTCTTCTCCTGTCCCGGCGCCCAGCCGAGGCCGTCCTTTTCCCAGGTGTTTTCACACTTTGTTGGACTGAAATTTCGGGATTTTATCAACACCTACGCGCTCCTTGCCAAAGCTTCCATTTTCTTCTGCCTGCCAAGCTTTAATTGCTCCTTGTTGGGTACGTCAGTGGCCTCAATCAAATCCTCGCCGTCCAAACCAACGTCACCCGCCTTTAACAGCGATTCCTGCAACGCAAATACCTCAATTGACTTAATCGCCCGCATCGTCTCCGCCATCGGCGATGTAGTTACCTTCGTATTGTATCTGCCGATTTTCATATTATGAATCAATCCGAATAATATGTCCTCGGCAACCGGCCTGGCGGCCTGCTCGACCTGCTCGACAAATTGCTGAAACAGCTTCACCTCTTTTTGATAAGCTTCCAGCATCTGCGCCTGCTGTTCGGGTGGTGCGTTACGAACCCGTATAGGGTTAAGCGGCTGAGGCTGCGAAATAATACGACCGCCACGCTGCCGGATTTGATTGATTATAATGCCCTTCGCCTTATCCAAAAGTTCCTCGTCCAGCATATCGTCCTTGTCTACAATCGCCCGCATCTCGTCTTCACTGAAAATGTCATTCTTGCGTATAATATCCACAATCAAGTCACCTAAAATCGCGAGTGTATAGTTCCAGTTGAGCAATAGCGACATCGAACCCTGCTGGGTCTTTTGAACATCAATATACTTTGCCTTGCCGGACAGGGCCTTAGGGTCTCGCTCAGGCAAATCCAGACGGCCCGTAATGGTCTTGACGTTATCCATCGCCTGCTGCGTAAACCGCTCGTATACAGGGAATGGCGAAGGCTCTAACTTCTCAATTTTGCCGCCCCCGGAATCTTCAACGAGAACAATTCCGTCCTCGCCGCCGTGTACTTTGAGCCAGTCCGCGTAATCACCTGTCGTATCTGACTTAATTCTGTACCCGGTATTGGCTATCTGTTTGACAAGGTTCAAAGCCATCGAATGTGTCCAGTTAATTTCCTCCTGAGTGCCGATAAGCTCCTCCGCAATGCCGGACTTATGCCCATTTACCCAATAAGGCCAGAAAAAGACAATCGGAAACATCTGAACACCGTTTAATTCGTCAACCCTGTCTTCAAGAAACGTGTCGCCGACACGAATTGTGTGATGTATAACGTACGAAACCACTTCTTCTATCTCAAAAATGTCAGGATTCTCTTTAGTCGCTCTTCGTGCCGCCTTAATCTTACTGGCCTTATGCAAAAACTTTGAATCAAGTTCAGTTTCCCGCTTATCGTACCAATGAACACATTTTTTAGGCTCTCTCCACCAGGTATGGGATTTGAGGTAGCGGCTTTTAGCCATAACCTCAACGTCCGCCCGCTCCCGTGCGCTGAACGACCCCGTTTTCTTCCCCGATGATGTACGGCCCGTCATCCAGTCAATAATACCTGTGATGTTGCCTGCCACAACTTCTAAAAATGATTGGCTGCTCCGCGCCTCAAGGTCTCTTTTTTTGTCAGGATATTCTGCCTCCACAAGTTCTTTATCGACCCATTCCTCCCAGATAATGTATTTGGCCCCTGTGCTTTGCTTGTTGGGATTGTACGCCAGACAGTTCGGGTCGACCATAGTATTGTGCTCGACAAGCCGCTCTATTCGCAAATTGGCGTGTTTCGGGTCATCAATTTTGTTGATAAAGACACCAATCGCGCCCTGTCCACTCGACAAGCCGCTTTCGAACATCTGTGATTTTTCGTAGCGAACTCGTTCCGAATCTGCCGCCTGTTTCGTCAAGGCCGTTAATATCCGTGCCACCGCCGCCGCGCCGCCCTGTGTGTTTTCAATGATAAAGTCCTGCGGATTCTGTATCTCAGCGCCCGCAATCTGTTTAATTTGAGGCCGTATAATTGGAATAGTCAGCGTAAATTTACGCTTCAATCTCGCGGCCTCTTTCACCTCAGGATCCCATTGTTCGCCAATTACAAAGTCCTCAGCTTTACGCATTCGGTCGAAGAAATTCGCAGAGCCGGATACCCCATCCGCCCGCAACTGAATCACTTTGCGCAGTATCTCGTCATCGGTTTTTGGGTGCTTTAATTCGTCATCTGTTACCATAATTACATAGCCATTGGACTCAATATCTCGCGACTA